ATGGAAACATAGTGTTCCTTGGAACTCCCCAGACGGAGTCCAGTATCTACGCAGCACTGCCAGAGAGAGGCTTCAAGACCCTGATATGGCCTGCTAGATACCCCAGCAAGAAACAAAGGCGGGGTTATGGAGACTTTCTGGCTCCGAGAATACACGGAGAGATCGAAGAAGACAGTGAAATCCAAGGAAAACCCACAGACCCTGGCAGGTTTGACTCAGAAGACCTAATGGAGCGTGAGGCTTCCTACGGAAGAACAGGGTTTGCCCTTCAGTTTATGCTTGATCCTAGCCTCTCAGATGCCGACAGATATCCATTGAGACTGTCTGATCTTGTAGTCATGTCGCTGAATCCCCGTGAGGGGCCGGAGAAGCCCGTGTGGGCCACCTCAGCAGACAATATGATCCAGGACCTACCGAATGTAGGACTCCCCGGAGATCGCTTCTACGGGCCTATATCACTAGGGGTAGGAGACTGGTGTCCTTACAACGGCTCAGTGATGGCAATAGACCCTTCGGGACGCGGTAAAGACGAGACAGCCTATGCTGTTGTGAAGATGCTCAATGGGTTCCTATTCGTCACAGATGCCGGAGGTTTACCAGGGGGTTATTCCGAAGATACTCTCAAGAGTCTGGCTATGGTAGCCAAGGAACAAGAGGTAAACCTCATACTTGTTGAGGCAAACTTCGGTGATGGCATGTTTACTCAGTTACTGAAGCCTGTATTAGGGAAGATATACAGGTGTACTACGGAAGAGATCAAGCACAGTGTACAGAAAGAACGACGTATCTGTGACACACTGGAGCCTGTGATGAATAGCCATAGGTTAATTGTAGATCGACAGGTCATTGAGAAGGATTATGACAGCACTAGGAGCCTGCCTCCAGAGAAAGCCCTTAGATACCAGTTGATCTACCAAATGAGCCGGATAACTCGTGAGAAAGGTGCTTTGGCACACGATGACCGCCTAGATGTCCTTAGCATGGCTGTAGGGTACTGGGCTGAACAGATGGCTCAAGATGTTGACAAGCAAATAGAGAATAGAAAAGACGAAAAACTCCGTAAAGAACTTGAACACTTCATGGATCACTCCATTGGACGTAAACCGAGTCCCCTAAAGTGGATGTGAACACCTTAGTCGAATAGGGTGACTACACGGATACTAAACGTGTCTGGGCCGACGGTACTCAGGTGAAATTCATTGATTTACTGAGTCTTCCTTACCTCATCTATGGGGGGTAAGGGGGGCCTCTGGTATCTTGGTGAACAAAGGTTTAGAGGTCTAAAGATAACTATAGTGTATACTACTACTTACAAACTAGAGAGGATAAGGATGCCTAGAAACTATGCTAAAGAATATAGAGATTTCCATGGCAAACCAAAGGCTAGGAAGGCTAGGGCTGCTGCTAATAGAGCAAGACGTAAGTTGAAGTTGAAACCTGGAGACCCTAGGGAAGTAGATCACAAAGTACCGTCTAGTAAGGGCGGAACGAATGCTAGATCGAACCTTAGGATAACCACAAGAAAAGCCAATAGAAAGAAAGGTGCTAAGTAGTGCTGTTTTGGAATAGGCTTATAGTTATCCTTAGACCCTGTCCGACGGCTGTGTGTTTTCTGTGGGTTCTTGGGATGTTTCACAACAAAATCTGAGACCCTATAAAAAGGGATATCAGCGACCGATTACCCCCGTACCCCCCAGCGATTCAAGGCACAACATCGGACACAGTACGCGGTTCACTCTGCTAGTGCCTACGCTGTGGGGGATTGTTGATCCCTTGATATCTGGGTATCCCCAGATGTCGAATAATGCTTTACTACTCTCCGTCTCTCGGGGTGTTTATATCGAATGGAACTCATGTTGACGTAGGCATTGTGCCGATGTATAATATGGGCAGTTGACAAGTGAATATGGGTGCCTCGATTGCGTGTCAAAGTCCGCACCCCCTACTGATCTGAATGGTGACAATGTCCATTCTGGAATCCGGCGTATATCGGGTATACCCGCCGCGTATTTAGAATCCTCAACGGTGAACATGTAAAACAGTAGGCAACAATTCAAGAAGCAATAGAACTGTTGCAACGTGTAGCAGTTCACTCACTGTGATAATTTTAGAATCAAGGAACTAGAACAATGAACAAGCAATTAAGTAAGAAACAAAAGGACGCAGAAGCAAAGATAACAGCGGATGCGGTCGCAGAATCCAACGCAAAGGATCAACTTAAAACCTTGGATACTCTTTGCAAAGCACATAACAAAAATAGCAATACGTCATTGAAAACAATGGTTGTACTTGCTATACATCTATTCCAAATGGAAGTTGTGCATGTATGTCGAAAAGCGTTAGGCATGAACAAAGAGGTATTTGTTGCGACTCACTTGGACAAGTACGCTTTCTTTAATGGTGGCGTTGATACTTATGGCGACTATGTCAAGTACGGGTTGGTTGTTACTGCCTGTAAATTCTTAGGTTTGAAACCGCCACGTTCAAGGGATGCATGTAGAATCCTTGCGACTGGTTGTAAATCTGAGGACAACAAAGAGCAACGACCAGAACATCTACACAACAATGGTGAATTTGGCAATGCAATGTTTGAACAACGGTTACGACTATTCGCCGATGCAATAACACTGGACGAATACAGAAACAATGAAACCAAATGCGCAAAGGATATGGTGCAAGGTATCAAGGATAACCGTAAAACTGCAAAGTCTATCGTCAAACATATTGAACGCGATAAGAAAGCACGAGTAGCCGATGCAAAGGCAAAGAATACCACAGCGTCCAAACTTGCAAGTATCGTAAGCAACTGGGATAAGTACATTAGACTCGAAGATAAGGAAGGCAACCATGCGAACGCCTTGCAAAGTCTCCACAATATGCAAGACTTGTGTAATGTCTTAGAACTAGCCATCATGAGCAACAAGGACGGCAATGAACGCCTTGAAGCAGCCATCGAAAACATGGAAGATGACGAGTCATAATCCTAGCCAACATCTGGGTATCCCCAGATGACAAACGATCCCCCCTAGAAATAGGGGGGATTTTTTTGTACCTGCTGTATCGCTATCACGTTATCATCATCGCTGGCATTTCGATTGTCGCTGTGGTCATCCTCTATCACGTTGTCATCGTCATCCTCAGCGGCATTATCGTCATCATCAGCGTCAAAGTTACCACTTGACATTAGATACATTTATGGTATAATATGCATATGGAGGTAGAGCAATTCTGTTCTGCCTTCTGTTGTCATCTGGGGATACCCAGATCGTATAGTGACAACAATCTAATGGAGTAGCACACCTGAGTGTTCAGTTGAGGTCAACTAGCCCCAACGCTCCCTACAATCTATGGGGGAGTAGTAGTACGGTGCGTGGCTCAAAGCAGGATAAAATATAAAGCACCCCTGTTCTCTACTGCTCCCCTTTTTACTTTCACCATATCTGGGGATACCCAGATGCAACCAAGGAGACCAAGTTATGGCAGTCATGAAACAAGTAGTAACGCTACTAGAAACAGCAGAACAGCAGCGTAGAGATACGCTAAAGCGTATGAATGGCGACCTCAAAGAAAGGAACAGCCAGTATAACATGTGGCATCTAGCACACTTGGATGGCTACATCAAAGGCATCAAGGCAACCGTATCGCAACGAATGGCGGACAAGGGTGATGAGATGCTCAGAATCGGAAAACGAATTTCAAGTGAAACCAAGGAGACCAAGAAATGACTGAAAAAGGTTTAGAATTTCTCAACAGCATGAGAGGCAGATACATTGTTTCTCAGGCACTAGATATTGCCATCGAATATCTAAAAAGCGTAGAGCCAGAGTATATGATCGAAGTATCAAATATCTCTGACATGGAATTTCTAAGGGAAACAGTATTCACTTTTCCCATAGCAAGCACAGACAAAACAGGAGCAAAGGAGGCTCAAAATGAATGATAAAGGATTATCAAAAGCAATAGAAGATCACATGAACCTAACCATGGTTACAGCATCTCTTTTCTTGCTCAGTAATGTATTGGATTCTCACATTGAGAATATAGCGAAGGGCAATGATGAGGATGAAATAGCCAGAGTTGCAATAGATCAACTCAGAGAGATTACATCCAAGTTTGCTAACGAAATACCAGAGGAACTATTTGTGATCTTGATGTCCAGAGCAGTCGGTGATGTCATCGCAAATATGGGTAAAATGGTAATAGATCAAATGGACTGTGAAACTTCGCTAGAAGATGAATTTCACAAAGCATGTAGTAGATTACCTGAATAACATCTGGGGATACCCAGATAACAACACTCCGCCTTGCTCATCCCTTCGGGGGTGGGTGGGGCTTTTTTTAGGAAACAACAAAATGCTAGGGATGGCAATATACAACGAAGCAAGTCAGTGGGACGGAACCCCAATAGTTGTGATCGTTACTGGGCTTCGCGGCTCAAGTAACCCCAAGACCGGCTTCGACATGTTACAAACTTGGATATTACTACGGGACACGCACCCGCACGAAGCACTGAAAACTGGTGCAGATGTGTCGATATGTGGCAACTGTCGCCACCGTCCCCTATCACGTCGTCGTCATCGTCGTCGTCATCATCATCGCCATCGTGTCGTTGAGATAACGAGAAAGCGTTCCTGCTACGTGAATATCATGGCTCCGTCAGCAATCTGGAAATCATTCCAGTCCAACAAATACGATGTCGTCAGTCCTGATGAAGCAGGCGAGATCATTAGAGGTCGCAAGATTCGCATAGGTTCCTATGGTGATCCTGCGATGGTTCCAGTAAACGTATGGCGTTCACTGATTCAGCATTCGCCATTAACAACAGGATATACGCATCAGTGGCGAGAGATGTCACCAGAATACGCAGAGTTTTGCATGGCTTCTGTGGATACTGCTCAGGAGGCTGAGGATGCAACAGCAATGGGGTATCGGACGTTCCGATGCATCACTTCAGACGAAAAGTTATCAGACAAGGAGGTCTTATGTCCTGCTTCAAAAGAGGCAGGGAAACTTACTACATGCAATAAGTGTGGATTGTGCAGTGGCTCAATGACTGAGCGATCCA